CCAATTAAGACTTAACGCAACTATCCTAGATGAAGATCCGAAAATTCTTCACAAAAGATTTCGCTACTGGATCGCTAAAGAGATCAGGGAAAAGTTTGGAGTCAGTTATAAAGACATCAATGAAGATCAAATCCATGATGCACTTTCTTATATAGAAGAACATTGGATAAACAAATACTCAGACCTTTATAACAAAGTTTAGTATCCACAATTTTTCTAGGATAAATAAGGGGGAGATGATGGTGGATGGAAATAGAAACCAGATGGTTCTACTCCGATCTACATGCACGAATTTTACGTGTTGCAATGGAACTAGACAGCGATCCGAATTACTCCAGAGAAGAAGCTGTTGATGCTTTACAAGAGATTGCACAAATTGTTTTAGATGTTATCCCCGGACACGCAAGAAAAGTGTCCACCCCTCATAACGATTAATACGGAGGTGGTATTGCATGAAGATTATCGTTCCAGCTGAGAAACTCGCCGCTGCTGTGAATAAACATTTAGTCCCGGCATTGCTCAGAAAGGATCCCGCAGAAATACGCCGCTTACTAGAAGAAATTAAAAAGGATGATTTCGCCCAGAAACTACAGGTTTAGTAGCCCCTTCTAATAGGGGCTGTACGGGTGGACAAGCCCGAATGGAGGTATTGCATGAGAGGAGGTGAGAGGGATGGAATTAAATTTTCAAGAGATTAATGAATTAAGGAAAATAATGATTGATTGGTTGAATGATGGTTTTAAAACACCACCATATAATGATGAAATTTATTCCTTGATTAAAAAATTTGGTATTTCACAAGAAGAAGTCAGTATTTACGATTTGAAAAAACCTAAGGAAGCCGCCGTGGATGCGACGGCAATGGTTGAAAAAATTGAAGATTTACTTAAAGAAAACACCGCCGAAACAGTGGTCGGATCAAAAAATAGTATCACTTGGTCTGACTTGGAAAAGTCAGGAATTACATGGGCTGACATAGAAAAGGCACATTTAACATGGAATGATTTGGGAAATCTTGAACTTACTCGGAAATAAGTTTCTTAATGTCTTCGAGAATTTTTTGATTATTAGCTTCGATAGCTGTTGAAATGGCTTTACGCATGTTCTCGGCGGTAGCATTGTTATTGCCACCAATGTATTCTTTCAAAACCGAATCAAGTTCTTCTATTGATAATCCAATTTTCATTTGTTTTCACCACCTTTCATCTTTGACATTTGGAAGAACTCTTACTCGCCAAAGTTCCTGTTCTTCCCAACACTACAGTTTCGACATATAGGTGAAAAGTCCTATCAATAAATTTTGGATAAAGGAGGCATTGTGTGGACCTTACATACTTTGATCTAAAGAAACGAAAAGAGGAAATTGAACTTCAAATCATTGATTATCAAAACCAATTGGAATCTTCCAAGCGTAAAGCTTGCTCTGAATCAGTACGAGAGTTTTTGGAAGCTGAAGTGGAAAAGCTGACCTTTGCCAGATCTACACTGGAAGGATTGATGCATGATTACTTAGAACGGGGATCATTAAAACTACTCTCCTAGAGGGTAGTAAATTTTTCGACTTTTGTGCGAAAAATGTTGTCAAGATATTGATAGAAATCATAGAAAAGAGGAGATGTTGTCAATGACGAACTGGAAGAAGGCACAAATCGGCACTTTACTACAAAATTACGACAAGGAAATGGTGTTATTGAACGAATGGTGCAAGAAAAACGGGATTGATCCTGGAAAGGCTGCTGTCACCTCTCAAAATTACGGAATGAGATTGGTAGATTTCAGTGCGAGGTTGGGAGAATGAAATACGCATTTGATTCAAGGAAAAGAAACGGCACTCAGATAGCTCAATTTTCGGGGAAGGTTAGGGAGTTGCGTGAGGTTCTCAGATCAGTGCAGGGAAAGTAAAATAGCCGCTGCTGGGAAGAGCAACGGCAAAATAAAACATTCGGTATTTAAAATTTTATCACGCGGCAGAGATCCAAGCAAATTGGTTCCTGCTCAGGACCAGGGAGGATCGGCACTTTCCGTTCCGAGATCATCTACCCTCCTTGGTTCTGAGGTGGCACCAAGCACCAGAAAGAAGGTGATACATATGATAGGACTGGCAAGTGAAATAAGAATTAAAACTTTCACCAGTGGATATGATCAGGAACTTAATATTAACAACTGGTTGGAAGATAATCCTGATTTGGTCATTGTGGATATTAAGTTTAGTTCATCAGCAACCACAGACGAATGGTCCAACGAGGCCATGGTGATTTACAGAATAAAATAGACTATCCCGACAGATAGTCTATAAGAAATTCATTCACTTACTTACAGTATAAGCTCTTTGAAAAGAAAATCAAACCATGGGAGGGAAAAGTATGAGTCAAATCAGTTTGGCCGATCTGTCCGAAGGAGCCGTGGAAGAACGTTTTAATCAAGAATTATCTAGAGTACTAGCAAACATCGCGGATCCTAACACGGACCCTAAGAAAGCAAGGAAAGTAACTTTGACGCTTACCCTTAAAGGGGATGAAAAGCGAGATGTATTATTAGCCAGCTTCGATGCTAAATCTACGGTGGCACCGGCAAAGGCTATTGAAACCAAAATCGTTATGGGACAAGACAGCAAAGGGAAGGTTATCGGGCAGGAATTGAAATCCGGTGCATTGGGACAAACCTATATTACTCCTGAGGGACAGGTAGCTGATGACACTGGAAACATTATCGATTTAAAACAAGCTAAAGGGGGCAAATAAAATGATAAAAAGTGCACTGGAGTACATTTTTGGTTTTGGTAACACCAGAATCGAAAAGGTAGGGAATAGAGTTTATTCTACTCAACAGTTATACGCGGTGAAGGAAGCAACACCAGATACCATTGAAGTTAGAAGTTTATCTGGATTGGTTGAATACTTGCAATCAGGTTTTGATGGTACAGATTCAGTTATGGTTCATGTAAGTTCTCCGACAGAAGTTTTTGTTTTCAGCAGCTTTAATCGAGATCTGAACCGAAACCATTTGATTAAAGCTACTGCAATGTTACCTAAATTCCACTTTGATCAGTTTTACAACACTGAGGATTTTAACATCAAACTACAATCCTGCTTTGTACAGAATGAAGATCGTCAAATCATGCTGCAGGTAGTCGGTAACATCAAGGAAGAGGCAGTCAACACCATAGGGGATGATGGAGTATCCCAGGCGGTCGTAGCCCGCACAGGAGTGGCCACGGTAGCCAATGTAAAGGTTCCTAATCCGGTTGTTTTAAAACCCTACAGAACATTTGTAGAAGTGGCACAACCTGAGAGTGAATTTATATTCCGGATGCAATCTGGCCCCAAATGCGCCTTGTTTGAAGCGGATGGTGGTGCTTGGAAACTAAAAGCTATGGAAAACATTCAGAAGTACCTGGAAGATAAATTAAGAGTAGAAATAAATTCAGGCGGCGTTGTGATTATTGCGTAGTTGCTCTGCGGTTGACATTATTTCAATGTATTTAGCGTTATTTTTTTATCATTCTAAGATGGTATAGAATCCCTGTGTTTATAAATATACCCATATTTATACGATTTATTCATTCAAAGGAATGATAAAAAAGCTACTAAAAAGAAAATGACCCGCCCGGTAGAGCGAGTCACAAGATATATTCTAACATCATTATACCATACGTGAACAGAGGGGAGTGTAAAGCACAATGATTAAAATCAACAAGTTGGAAATCGAAAATATTAAACGCGTGAAAGCTGTCAAAATAGAGCCAACAACATCAGGATTAACCATTGTTGGCGGGAATAACAATCAAGGAAAAACAAGTGTGCTGGATGCCATAGCTTGGGGATTAGGCGGGAATAAGTACCGACCTTCTCAACCTACTCGTGAAGGATCGGTTGTACCTCCTTATTTGCATATTGTGTTGTCTAACGGTTTGATTGTCGAACGAAAAGGAAAAAACAGCGATCTGAAAGTGATAGACCCTAACGGCCAAAAAGCGGGACAACAACTATTGGATAACTTTATTGAAGAATTAGCTATCAATTTACCGAAGTTCATGGACTCCACCAACAGGGAAAAAGCCAATACGTTGTTGCAAATCATCGGCGTTGGTGACAAACTCCACGAACTAGAAGTCAAGGAACAAGAGGTTTACAACCGTCGCCATGCTATTGGTCAGATCGCAGACCAAAAAGCCAAGTTTGCAAAAGAACAAGCGTATTATCCGGACGCGCCGAAGGAGCCAGTGTCTGCTTCAGAGTTGATCCGGCAGCAACAGGAAATACTTGCGCGAAATGGTGAGAATCAGCGCAAACGGCAGCGGCTGACACAAATTCAGGCAGCATATAACAACCAAGGGCAAGAAATTGAGCGGTTGAAGTCACTACTCAACGAAGCTCAAGCCAAATATGCGTTGCTTGAATCTGATTTAGAAATAGCACGGAAAGACACCTTGGATTTGATCGATGAATCGACCGCTGAATTGGAAAACAATATTCGTCAGATCGATGAGATCAATCGAAAGGTAAGGGCGAATCTGGACAAGGATAAGGCCGAAACAGATGCCAACGACTACCGGGCACAATACGATGCGCTGACGGCTGAGATCACAGCGATTCGCCAGCAAAAAACAGACCTCCTGATGAATGCTAATTTACCATTGCCGGGATTGTCCTTCGAGGATGGTGAGCTGACTTACAACGGGCAGCGCTGGGATAACATGAGCGGTTCAGAGCAATTGCGGGTAGCAACAGCGATAGTTCGGAGGCTCAAGCCTTCATGCGGATTCGTCTTGTTGGACAAGCTTGAGCAAATGGACATGCAAACCCTGAAGGAATTCGGTCAGTGGTTAGAGCAGGAAGGTCTGCAAGCTATTGCAACGCGTGTTAGCACCGGCGAAGAATGCTCGATCATCATTGAGGATGGTTACGTCGCGGGGCAGGAAGGCGTTCAGTTACAGCAGACGCCTGGAGGAGAAATCAATCCTGGACCAACATGGAAAGCAGGTGAATTTTAATCATGTTTGAAGTCATCACTGGGAAAGTCGCAAAGGCGAAAAAAGTTGTGCTATATGGTCCTGAAGGGATTGGAAAATCCTCTCTCGCCGCTCAGTTCCCCAAACCAGTTTTTATTGATACAGAGGGATCAACAACTGAATTAGATGTTCAGCGATTGCCACCACCAACAAGTTGGCAAATGATCAATCAGCAAGTCCAATGGGTTAAACAACAAGGAGCATCACGTTTTGGAACACTGGTTATTGATACGATTGATTGGGCGGAAATGAAGTGCAACGAGTCTGTTTGTTCACAGCATAATAAAAAGGGCATTGAAGACTTTGGATACGGAAAGGGTTATGTATATGCATCTGAGGAGTTTGGTAGATTTCTAAATCTTCTAAGTGATGTGGTTGAGGCGGGTATACACGTTGTGCTAACAGCACATTCACACGTTGTAAAGTTTGAACAGCCGGATGAAATGGGAGCTTATGACCGCTACCAATTGAAGCTCGGGCAAAAAACAGGTTCTAGGACAGCTGCTCTTGTTAAAGAGTGGGCGGACATGGTCTTATTCATCAATTATAAAACCTTCAGTGTAGCTGTTGACGATAAAGGCCGTAAAAATAAAGGTCAGGGCGGCGTTCGGACCGTGTACGCCACCCACCATCCGGCCTGGGATGCAAAGAACCGTCAGGGATTACCGGATGAGTTTCCCTTGGACTATTCGTATATTGCTCATATCTTTGCTGGTGCTCAATCAACAACAGTAACACATGCTCCTTCGCAGACACCAACGGAAATGGGGGCGGTAGTTCCAGAACAAACTACAGCACCTGTAAGTGCACCGACACCAATTGAAAATGTACAACAACCGCCATCAACACCGACTGCGACGACGGAAAATCCTATCGATCAGAACATCCCACGATCCTTGCGGGATCTAATGATGCAAAATCAGGTTAAAGAAAATGAAATTCAGATCGTTGTAAGTAAAAAAGGCTATTATCCATTTGATACGCCGATCGCTAATTACGATCCGGGATTTGTTGAAGGTGTTCTTGTTGGAGCCTGGCCTCAGGTCTTCAATATGATTCAAGAAGCTAGAAAGGAATTACCATTTTAAGAGGAGGGTTAACACATGAGTCAAATAGAAAGAGAGTTAGGTTGGGACGATGAGATTGAAAAAGAGGGTGGTAGTTTTGTACTGTTACCAGCCGGTGATTATAACTTTACAGTAGCAAAATTTGAGCGTGGAAGATTCCAGGGCAGTGATAAAATGCCGCCTTGTAATCAAGCCAAATTGGAACTAACCATTCATAGTCCTGAATTTGGCAATGTAACTGTATTCCATAATCTGATGCTTCACACGAAAACTGAAGGATTCCTATCTAATTTCTTCACTGGAATTGGACAAAAGAAGCCAGGTGAAAAATTACGTATGAATTGGAATGCCGTCACCGGCGCTAGAGGAAGATGTAAAATCATTCAAAATAAATATACATCCAAAGGCGAAGAGCGAGTAAATAACCAAGTTGATACTTTTTATCCATATGAAGACTTTCTAAAGCATAATGGCGGAAATCAATACCAAAATCAAGGATATCAACAACCAATGCAACAGCAACAACAAACTTATCAACAACCAGTACAACAACAGCAAATGCACCAAACACCTTTCCCGACGAACAATCAACAAGGCGGATTTACTCCGGGGCAGTTTTAGGAGGTTCCCATGAAACTTAGACCTTATCAACAAGAGGCTCGAGATTCGGTTCAAAAAGAATGGGAAAAAGGCGTTAAGCGAACGCTTTTGGTACTCCCAACAGGATGTGGAAAGACGATCGTTTTCAGTAAGGTGATCGAAGACCGTGTAAGGTTGGGCGAGCGAGTGCTCGTCCTAGCCCACCGCGGGGAATTGCTTGATCAAGCATCCGACAAGTTGGAAAGATCGACTGGACTGAAATGTGCAACAGAGAAAGCGGAACAGACGTCCGTTGGCAGTTGGTATCGAGTTGTCGTTGGCAGTGTGCAAACGATGATGCGTGAAAAACGACTGGAACAGTTTGACCGTGATTTCTTTGACACCATCATTATCGATGAAGCTCACCACTGCATTTCGGATGGCTATCAGCGAGTGCTGCAGTACTTTGAAGATGCGAATGTTTTGGGGGTAACAGCTACCCCTGATCGCGGTGATATGCGGAATCTAGGATCATATTTCGAGAGTTTAGCCTATGAATATTCTTTACCAAAAGCCATAAAAGAAGGTTATCTTAGTCCAATTAAAGCTTTGACCATTCCTTTGCAATTGGATTTGTCTGGAGTAGGTCAACAAGCTGGCGACTTCAAGTCTAGTGATTTGGGGACCGCGTTGGACCCGTATTTGGAACAGATTGCAGCAGAGATGTGGAAAGTAGCCAAAGATCGAAAGATCGTTGTGTTCTTACCTCTCGTAAAGACCAGTCAGAAATTTACAAATATCCTAAATTCAGTTGGTTTTCGCGCTGCTGAAGTAAATGGTGAATCGGAGGATAGGGCCCAGAAATTGGATGACTTCGAAAAAGATAAATATAACGTTTTGTGCAATTCCATGCTGCTGACGGAAGGGTGGGATTGTCCCAGTGTGGATTGTGTTGTCGTATTGAGGCCGACGAAAGTCCGCAGCTTATACAGCCAGATGGTCGGGCGTGGTACCCGATTATTTGAAGGAAAAACAGAATTATTATTACTAGATTTTCTATGGCATACAGAGCGACATGAACTTTGCCATCCTGCACACCTGATTGCAGAAAATGAGGAGATTGCCAAAGCTATGACCAAGCAAATCGAGGAAGCAGGCATTCCTCTTGACCTTGAAGCAGTCGAAAAGAAAGCCGCAGAAGATGTGATTGCACAACGAGAGGATGCATTAGCCAAGCAATTGGAAGAGATGAAGCGGCGCAAGCGTAAGCTCGTTGATCCTTTGCAATTTGAAATGAGCATCCAAGCTGAAGATCTATCCAGCTATGCTCCATCATTCGGCTGGGAGATGGCGCCGCCAAGCGAGAAGCAGATCGCCTCGCTCGAGAAACTAGGAATACTTCCGGATCAAATCGACAACGCCGGAAAGGCAGCCAAATTGCTCGATCGACTCGACAAGCGCCGATCCGAAGGGCTAACTACACCTAAACAAATTCGATTCTTGGAACAGCGAGGATTCGAGCATGTCGGTACATGGTCATTTGAAAATGCTAAACGTTTGATCGATCGTATCGCAGCCAACGGTTGGCGTATACCGGACGGAATTAATCCAAAAGAGTATCGCGGGGAGATAAACAATGAGACAGCCGGACGTGAAATTGGATTTGATAGCTTTATTGGATTACGTTGACCCATCTTATCTAAGTTACCAGGAATGGGTCAATGTCGGGATGGCACTCAAATACGAAGGTTATACAGCAAGCGACTGGGATGACTGGAGCAAACGGGATGGTGTACGTTACCATCCCGGAGAATGCTTCAAAAAGTGGACGACATTCGAAGGAACAGGTAACCCAGTCACCGGCGCCACGATCACGCAAATGGCAAAAGACAACGGGTGGTCACCTCGTAACGCTCACGATCGCGATGATCATGAGTTGGGCTGGGAAGATGAAATATCAGGTGATTATGTAGTAATAGATAAGAACTGGATCGAGGATAAAGAAATACAAGTACCAACCGCATGGAATCCTGTGCAAGAGCTGACTACATACCTTGAAACATTGTTCGAAGCATCTGAGAACGTCGGCTATGTAGTTGATACTTGGCAAAACGATGAAGGTAAATATTTGCCTACTAAAGGGGCGTGGGATCGGACAGCAGGGGAGTTAATTGAACTTCTCAGCAAATGCAATGGTGACATCGGCGCAGTATTGGGTGACTACAATCCGGAAGCGGGGGCGTGGATCCGATTTAACCCACTGGACGGTAAGGGAGTAAAAAACGAGAACGTGACCGAATTCAGGTATGCTCTCGTAGAATCTGACACGATGGAGTTAGAGAAGCAAAACGCTATTTTGCGAGAATTAGAGTTACCGATTGCTGTATTGGTATATAGCGGTAAAAAGAGCTTACATGCAATCGTAAAAGTGGAGGCTACAAACTATGAAGAATACCGCAAGCGCGTTGACTATCTCTATGATGTCTGTAAAAAGAATGGACTTAATATTGATAGCCAAAACAGAAATCCATCTCGATTATCACGCATGCCAGGCGTAGAACGTAACGGAAAAAAGCAATTTATTATCGATACCAATATCGGAAAAAGCAATTGGAATGATTGGTATGAGTGGATTGAGGGTGTAAACGACGATCTTCCTGATCCAGAGAGCTTAACAGATTTCTGGGATAACATGCCTCAACTAGCTCCACCACTTATTGAGGGCGTGTTAAGGCAGGGTCATAAAATGCTGATGGCTGGACCATCAAAGGCTGGTAAATCATTTGCCTTAATAGAGCTTAGTATAGCCATCGCGGAAGGGGTCAAGTGGTTAAGTTGGCAATGCACGCAAGGAAAAGTATTGTATGTCAACCTTGAACTGGACAGAGCCAGCGCCTTGCATCGATTCCGTGATGTGTACCAAGCGCTCGGTCTACAGCCAAGGAATATCGACAAAATCGACATCTGGAATCTCCGTGGTAAATCCGTGCCGATGGACAAGCTCGCACCGAAGTTGATCAGGCGGGCAGCTAAGAAAGGTTATATTGCGGTCATCATTGACCCGATTTATAAGGTCTTGACTGGTGACGAGAACAGCGCGGATCAAATGGCGCATTTCACGAACCAGTTTGACAAGATCGCGACGGAGTTGGGCGCAAGCGTCATCTATTGCCATCACCACAGCAAGGGTTCACAGGGCGGAAAAAAATCGATGGACCGGGCAAGCGGCAGCGGCGTCTTCGCTCGTGATCCAGACGCGCTGATTGATTTAGTAGAGTTGGATATTACAGAAGCTTTATTGAAGCAGGAAGAGAACAAAGCGATTTGTACAGTTTACCAACAGTTCTTTGAAAAATTCAATCCAAACTATTTGGACGAACATATATCTCAAGATGATTTGTTAAGCGCAAAGGCTATGGAAAACCATGCTAAACTTGCAATTCCAGGGCAGATGAACGAAGCAATTGATAGCATCAAGAAGGGTGTCAGAAGCGTTCACATCCGTTCAGCATGGCGTGTAGAGGGCACCTTGCGGGAGTATCCGAAATTCGATCCGGTGAACATGTGGTTCCAGTATCCAATCCATAAGGTGGACGATGTCGGCAGCCTAAAGGACATTCAACCAGATGGTGATGCTCACCCTTGGCAAAAGGCTGCAGGCAAGAGAAAAGAATCAGCTAAGAAGGAACGCAGAAGCAAGGCTGAGGAGTTCGAGGATGCAGTGAACAACTGTAATATGGGTGAACCACCAACAGTCAAAGACCTACAGGATTGGTTCTCCTCGACCGGGAAAGAGGTGCCGGAACGAACGATAAGAGATTGGATCAAGAGGTACGGCTATACATTAAATGGTGGGATTATCATCAAAGATGGCGGCGACGACCATGATTAATGCCGCCGCCGCCAATCCCACTATACGGCGGCGGCAATCATAAATTAATGGTCGTCGCCGCCGCGAACAACATATTTTCGCCGCCGCCAAAACTGCATAAAATTTGAATAAATATACGGCGGCAACCATGAATTTATGGTGTTCGCTGTATAGAGTATACGGCGGCGGCAACCACTATATAAATATATAGGGATAAGGGAGGGGTGTATAAAACCACCCCTCCCCCTCCCCCTAAATTTATTTGAAAGTCCGCCGCCACATAAAAGTAAAAATATGGGAGTTGATATAGTTGAGCAGAACGAAAATTACTAGTAAGAAATTGGAAGTTATCAAACGGATGCCGCCGTCCTATCATACTCTCCCTGGACATGAATTTGACATCAAGAAAAGCGAAGTCATTCGATGGCTTATTGACCAACCAGAGGTACTAAGTAATCTTTGGGATCGGCTAAAGCAATCGGGTTATCTGGAGTATGAACAGGTCACAGGCAGATGGAAAGGTATTGACTACGATGCCGACTGAATTCTTTATGCCCATGAAGCCACCTAAAACAACAGCCCAACAAAAACAGGTAACGGTGGTAAACGGCAAGCCAGTGTTTTATGAGCCTGCCGAATTAAAATCAGCGCGAGCAAAACTGATGTCTCACCTTGGACAGCATGTTCCGAAAAAGAAATATGACGGTCCAGTAAGACTGATTGTGAAGTGGTGTTTCCCTATCACCGGAAAACATCAAGACGGCGAATACAAGTACACCAAACCAGATACCGATAATCTGCAAAAGTTGCTTAAAGATTGTATGACAGATTGTGGTTACTGGAAAGACGATGCGCAGGTCGCCTCCGAAATCGTTGAGAAGTTTTGGGCTCAGCTTCCAGGGATCTATATCAAGATCGAAGAGGTATAGCCTATGGACTATAAAGCGTTCTATGCGGAGGTCGCTGAATGGATCAATCATGTGAATCAGGCTGCTGTTAAGTACGGAATGCATGATGAGCAGTTCTGGGCCTGGGTATCCCACTCAAGCGGTGCGATCAGCAAGAAGTATCAAAACAACCGTCTTGTAATCAATCAAATGGTCATGTTGATCGAATGGCTTGAAGAGGTGTATGAGAAGCATCGGATGAAGTGAAATCATATTAGGAGGGCATGTCCGCTCTTTTCAAAGGGGTAAAGATGAATCCTAGAAAATATTGGTGTAAAGAATGTGACGTGACTTTCTGGGTGGGTACTCGATTAGAGGACAATGTACATTGTCCATCATGCGCCGATCATTACGGAGTGTTTCTCAAAAAAAGGCATGACAAACGATGGACACAACGAGAAATAAATCAAGCCATTGAATTGTTAAATCAAGGATCAACATATATGCAGGTTGCAGCAAAGCTCAAACGATCTTTGGATTCTGTCACACGAAAGGCAACACGATTGGGTAAAGACGGAAAATTAGAGAGGGTAACTCCACAGAGCAAAAGATGGACAGAAGAAGAAATAACGAAATTGATTCAAATGGTTCAAGAAAAACATTCCTATCACAAAATTTCCGAAGTATTAGGCCGCACTGCTAGAGCTGTTTCAATAAAGATGACGAAACTCAAAAATGTGGGGAGGTTGAAAATAAATTGAGCTTAGAAGAAAAGGCTGATTGGTTTGCAAAGTATGGAATTGCTCATGTGTTAGAAGAGGATGTCGAGGAATTTATTCGGTTAGTCTCTAGTAAAGGATTATCTTATAAAGCTCCCTATGATAGTGGCTTGAAAGTCTACGTCTTTATGTTGGAGGAGAGCATAAATGTCTAAAATCAAAATCGTTTTAGAACCAGGGGCGAAGGCGCCGAAGCGGTCAACCAATGGAGCAGCTGGATGGGATTTGTTTAACAATCTTTCTTTCCCAATGTACCTTGCCCCAGGTCATATGGTAAATATCCCGACCGGGGTGAGGGTGCAACTGCCTAAGGGTTATTACTGGGATGTAAGAATTAGGTCAGGGTTGTCTACCAAACACGGGATTATGATGTTAAATGGATGCGGCGTGGTAGATGAGGATTACACTGGGATTGTTCATATCCCTATATTCAATCAATCGGACAAGACGTACTACCTGGAACCAGGAGAAAAGATAGGACAAGCTCTATTAATCAAGTACGAGACTCAGGATTTCGATTTAGTAGAGCAACTAGAAGAAACAGAACGTGGGGAAAACGGATTCGGCAGCACTGGGAGGGATTGACTTGTACCTTAACCGTGAAAACAAGGAAAAGGCGATTGCTCTTTTTATCCTCCCTAACATCACAGACCACTACATAAAACAAGAGGATAAAGCAAAAGAACTGTTTGGTTCAAAAGGATTTGGATGGCTAAAAATGGCAAAGTCATTTTTGACGAAATCAATTGAGGAACTAGCAGTAAATGTAGGTCCAGAAGAATGGATGAAGATCCATAAGGTCGCAAGGCACAGTGATTTTATTATCATGAGCCGCGGTGTGAAACCAAGTGACCAAGCAGTGCAACCAGTCAAAACGGATGCACTTTATAATCTTGCAGAAATAGCCATGGGCCGTGAATGTGTCGGCTGCAGTAAGTGCGATTGGAAAAAATGTAGGGTGTTTCACGCTTTGAGGGATGCGGATATTCCGGCTGCTCAAGAAACAAAGAAGGATTGTCCATATAGACAATAGACAAATATTGTGCAGTAAAGGGGAGGTGAGAAAATGCGACCAACAGGCTTAAAAGATAAGAATGGAAAAGAAATCTTTGAAGGGGATAAATTACTTGTTGAGGGCTATAAAACAATGACAGTTAAGTGGAATGAGCATTTTAAGTTGTTTGGAATAGCCTTTGAAAAAGGTGCAACAAGTAACATTCCGTTAGATGTCGAAGTTATTTCTTAATACACAATTCGAAATACTTATATGACCCATAATGCGAAGGGGTGAAAGCGTGGATATTACCATAGGAAAACAATATAGAAACAAAAAACACGGCACATTGTATCAAGTATTAGGATTTACTGTTCATAGTGAAACGACTGAAATTTTAGTGACTTATGAAAGAGTAGAGCCAGAATACAGAAATCACAATGATATTCCGTGGAGTAGACCGATTGAGCTATTTAGAGAAAAATTTGAAGAGGTTACTGCATAGTTCGAATGAATAGCGAAATGGTTACAGCATGATAGAAAGAAGGTGATTTAACATTGGGAAAATCAAATCCAAAATTACTAGAGCAAGTGGCTAAGATATCTGCTGAAACGGCAGTCCAGACAGCCATCGAATATTTGGAGCAGGAAAAGCAAAAGCAAAAGAAAATGAAACGTGATCGCCGTCTTAGAAATATCAAGCTGCTGTTAAGAAATTATCGATCGTTTACAGTTCATTGCGAGGGTATAAAAGTTGGCTTAGATCGATTGAATAATATGCTGCAAATTGATGATTTGGAAACAGATGAGGCTGCTATTGAGTCGATCAAGAGAAGTAAGGAGCGGACACTTGCAATCGTAAAGTTCATCGATCAAATGCTTGAGGTGTACAAGGTTTTATCTGAGAGATCAGAAAAACCAGAAGATCTAAGACAGTACCAAACGATTTACAAGATGTACATTGCAAGTGAGAAGTATTCAGCTGAGAAAATAGCAGAATGCCACAAAGTTGATGTTAGAACGGTATACAGAGATATTAATAGTGCATGCGAAACCTTGTCAGGATTGATATTCGGAGCAGATTTTATTCGATTCGATATTTAGGTTCCGTGTCATAAAGATGTCATTTTAATCCTAGTTTAAAAGATTTATTATGATAGTGAGTAATAATTTGCAAATTGTTTCTCTCCCACTCCTATCACATTAGAGCCGTCCTATTGGGCGGTTCTTTTATTTTGTGAGGTGATCGTGATGAAGATAAGTGATCATCTAGATGCAGACACCAAGAAGAGGATGTACAAGAAATCAAAAAGACGTAAGAGAAGAAATAAAGAAAATCTTTCGTTTAAGGATATAGAAGGTTTGATGGGCGTTCACCGTGATCGATATGAGAGAGGACCTGGCGGGGCTATGAGGAGGAAGTAACGTAAACTGTAGGTAAGTAAAAGGTAGGATATCCAATTTTGCAAAACCAACTCAATATATCAGGAGGTGGGGTGATATGTAATGGCACGACAAAGAAGCCCTAATCGAGATAAAGCCTTTGAGATGTGGAAGAAAAGTGGCGGGTCCATGAAATTAAAGGACATTGCCGCAGAACTTGGTCTTCAAGATACTCAGATCCGAAAGTGGAAGAATCAAGATCAATGGGAATCACGTTTGAAAGGTAACGTTACTATTGACGATAAAGGTAACGTTACTAAACGAAAAGGAGCCCCTTTAGGTAACAAATTTGCTGTTGGCAATAAAGGGAATCCCAATCCACCTAATCAATTCACTGAACGGAACACATTTGCTAAAAAACACGGGCTGTTTAGCAAGTATATCCCTAAAGAAACGTTGGAGATCATGGGAACACTCGATAAAAGTGATCCGGCTGATTTAATATGGGACCAAATCCAAATTCAGTATGCAGCTATAATTCGGGCACAGAATATTATGTTCGTAACCGATAAAGAAGAAATGATTAAAGAGTTAAAACGGGAAAAGGAAAGCTGGGGAGATAAATCGAGCGGTTCTGAAACAGAATGGGAGTTTCAGTTTGCTTGGGATCGTCACGCTACTTTCCTAAATGCTCAATCAAGGGCAATGTCTGAATTACGAAGTATGATTAAGCAGTTCAATGAAATGGCTCACGAAAGTGATGAACGAAGGCTAAAACTTGAACAAATGCAACTGAATATCGAGAAAACAAAAGTTGAAGTTGAAAAGCTTTCGTCCGATGATGATAAACCAATCGAGATTCTTATTAAGCGGAAGACCTAAATTTATGCATGAATCTTGGGAAATAATCGTTTTCTAGACGAGGGAAACCCATATAATCCGGCAATGTATAAAATGATGTATGGTATAAGCTTTTTCCAATTGTGAAAAGGCCTATACATCAACGTTTTAAAAAGTGTTTATTGCGTCATATGAATATTTTACGAAATAATCTTGAATAACTATTCATGAATATGCAATGAAGGTTTGATAAACCATGATCGAAAAAGAAGTGAATCCGCATTTTGAGGATTTTATTTTTGACTGGAAGCATAAATTTTACTTCCTGGTCGGGGGGTATGGATCATCCAAGTCATATCACGTCGCATTAAAACTGATTCTAAAGCTTCTGGAAGAAAAGCGCACTGCTTTAGTTGTTCGTGAAGTTTATGACACCCATAGGGACTCTACTTATTCTCTGTTGGAAGAGATCGTCACGGATTTAGGGCTAGATGATAGGGTAAAGTGCATCACTTCACCTATGCAGGTTCGTTTCCCAAACGGCAGCAAGATTATCTTCAAGGGCATGGACAAACCGGCAAAGCTAAAGTCGATTAATAACGTCTCGATCGTCTGGATAGAGGAGTGCTCAGAGGTCAAATATGAGGGCTTCAAGGAACTTCTGGGGCGCTTACGACATCCTACTTTGCCTTTGCACATGATTCTATCAACAAACCCGGTTAGTACTTCAAATTGGTGCTACAAATACTTTTTTAAAGATAGCAAAAAGAAACATCTAGTATTGGATGATCAGGATCTTTACCGTGACCGAATAGTCGTGGTGAACAACACGTACTATCATCATTCGGTTGCTGATGATAATCTCTTTTTGCCGCCGAGTTACATTGAGCAATTGGATGAGCTGCAAACCCATGATCCAGATTTACACCGGATCGCTCGTCGTGGGAAGTTTGGGGTAAACGGGATAGTAGTGTTCCCTCAATTTCAAATACAACCACATGATACTGTTATGGCGGCTATACGTGATATTCGAAAGCCGATCGAGAGAGCTGGGATGGATTTTGGTTTTCAGATTTCCTATAACGCTTTGTTGCGCCTAGCTGTTGATCATGAACAAAAAATCCTCTATATCTACTGGGAGTACTATAAAAATCAGATGACTGATGATCGAACAGCAGAAG